CCCAATCTAAGAGTAGTATTTGATCCTGTTGCTGTCTCTGCTGAGATGCCATACGTAAATGCTAAATCATTTGTAATCGTAAGAGCATTATCTATTCTCGCTATAGAAAGACCAGCACCAGCAACTACAGTAACGTCAGAAGTAGTACCTAGGTTATTTGATAATCTTAAAATTTTCCTTGCTAAATTAAAAGCAGTGTTTCCAGAAGTAACGTCAACAACACTTGTAGAATATGTGAGTTGAGTATTGCCAAGTAACGTAGCAAAATCAGAACTTGTTGAGCTATTTGTAGTTACAATTCTTTGACTGGTCCAACTTACTGCGTTGGAGTAATACATTGACCCAGTTGAGGTAGCATAAGCAAATATGCCAGTAGATAAATTTGCTGCTGGAAAATTAGCGACACCTGCGTAAACATTTTGTATACCAGCAACCGTAACCACTCCACTGCCATCAATTATTAAACCAGATCCAATTTTAATACCACCAAGAGAAGAGCTAGTTGCGGTTGGTAATGTATACGCTCCAGGAATTGTTGGTTTATTAGTTAAATCAGTGTAACTTCCACTAAACAAGGTTGGTTTGTTTAAAATAGCAGAGATACCAGTACTTGCATTCCAATCCGAGGCAACTTGAGCTGCTGGTATCGTTGGAAAAGTTGTCCAACTCAGTCCAGTTCCAGTTGATTTTAAATATTGACCAGAAATACCAGAGTTAGATCCAATTGTTAATGGTTTTGATTGAGGAATAACTAGTCCTTCAGAAGCCTGAACTGGACCGTCAGCATCTCTATTTACTACTACGTCTGCTCTAATTCGTGACATCCATTTATAGCAAGGTCTTTCCTAGTATATTTAGGGAAAACATCTGCCAGTATATTACATTACAAGAGGTAGGAGTGATGTCCACCCCCACACCAATTGTCAGTAAACCCTGATGAATACTGGGTTGTTGTTAGAATAAAATCTAAATACCTTTGAATTAAATATCATATGCGACATTTAAAAATTCTTTTATTAAAGTGGAATGGCACTACTGAAGTGCGTGTTATTCCTTGGGGTAAAAAATTCTTAGACATTCACAGAAAAGAAGGAGATATAATCATGTCAGAAGAGGTATATGCGAACTTTGCTTAACGCAACAATACTTTTTTCAACCATCGGCATATCCATTTATTTGAGCATGACTATGGGATCTACTCTACATTGATGCCCAAGAGTGATAGGAATGGTCAGATTTGAACTGACGATCTTTCGGTTATCAGCCGAATGCATTAACCACTATGCTACATTCCTGTAATAATACTAACTGGGATGGCTGGATTCGAACCAGCAACCTAAGAGTTAACAGCTCTTCGCACTGCCGTTGTGCTACATCCCATTAAAGAGGACGCCACTCCTCCTTTCAGGCTCGCCACTTGCCCTTTAACCAGAGGCAAGAAACTGGGCGGGAGTTATACCCCATCCGCACCACCAATTCTTTAGAGAAATTGGAAACTCATCGAGGGGGTTCCCGACCAGGGCACGTTTAGTGTCATTCCGAGACAGGTTGAGGAATTAAATCCTCGTATGCTGCGTCAACAGCATCATCAAAGTCCTCGTAAGGACCGTGATTGACATCATTATACACGTAGTAAAACTTTTTGTCAATCATTTCAACTGAGAAGTATGTGATTACTTCATCACCATTGTTGAGTTGTTCAACAATTCTCATCTTAGTTCCAAACATAATATACAGAGGGTAAGTTGACTCCACCAGTTCTTTTAAAGTCTCTCCGTGACTATGAGTTACTAAAAACTAATTACATCATTTCCAGCACCGCCAACTACTCTATCACCAGCAGCTCCATAATATGATGCTGGCATCTCATCCATCCCACCAACAACACCCATGTCAAATCGAATAGAATCTCCTACTCTGGTTTTATTCACATTATATCGTGGAGATTGTTGACCAAAAACACCATACCAACCATTGATAGTGGATAGGGTTTCTGCAATATGTTTCAGAAGATATGTATCTTCTTTAGAACCACCCAGACTGAGTGCTTCGCGGAGAGCAGATTCTGCTTTCTCCAATTGGTATTTAACGTTGTCTTGCATAATAGTTTAGATGTCGTTTAGTACAGTTTTAATCAATTCAATCACTGGTTGTTGCCTATCATATTTGGTAATACTACCACGTTTCATAATAGGTTCTCCTTCAAGAGGAGATGGTTCATATACTTCATACTCATAATTATGACTTGGGGCAAGACCTTTACCAGTTGAATTCCAAATACGAATTTCAGCTAGCTGCTTACCCCCAATAGTCATACCAAAAGGTTCTAGGTCAACTTTGATGCGAAGCATTGGTGGGGTTTCAACTCAGTTTATTGTAGCACAGGTGAGGATGCTTGTCAATCCCACCACCAGCACAGGTTTTCAAGAGTGCTGAGAAACTGCTCATGGTAGACAGTGCGGCTAGGATTTGGTTTGCCATCTTTCATATCTTGGAGATACTCAATTATACCACGAACTACTGGAGTGTCTTGAAAGTATTCGTGCATTCTGTAACAATTAAATTTTTCGTTGTATTGAATGAAGTCATGAAGCGGTGCTGTGTTGCGACGATGAGCACGAATGAATACATCTTCATCCTTGATACCGTTTGTATTACGAATATCAAGTGGTCTGTATGTCTCCACCTCTCCATCTACTTCGTGTTCTTCATCACCACCAAAGACAAAGTGAAGATCTTCGTAATACTTTTCCATCAACGCTAGGTCTGGTGCTACACGAATGTCTTCATTATCTTCCAGATAATACTTCATACGACTGATAGCACTTTCATCTGTAAGACGAAATACAATGTTACCAACGTAATAGTTTACTGGGCCGCCACACATATTTTCTGATAATTTTTTACGAAAAGATAAGTGGATGATTTCAAATCCAGGCACTTCATCTTCAGTTTCTACTAGTCCTTGTGAGATTGTCATGGATTTTTGCCTCGTCGTAATATGTATGCTCCTTGTCAGGATCGAACTGACCTTAGCCGAATTATGAGTTCGGTGCTTTCGCCAGAGAGCTAAAAGAGCATTTGCTATTTCCAAATAGCAAATACGAGTGTCTGGATTTGAACCAGATCAAAGCCGCTAATCTGGCGGAAAGAGTTTATAAAACTCCTCTGACTACCAAGTCTCACTCGCAAATTAAATGGAGAATAGCGGACTTGAACCGCTGACATTCGCCTTGCAAAGGCGCTACTCTACCAACTGAGTTAATTCCCCTTGTATTCGCTCATAATAATCATAAGGCATCAGCATAATATTAGATCCACTCGCTGTTGTGATGATAAAACTTTCTTTGTCTGTAATAACTTTCTCCATGATGTCATCAAAATCGTGGCAAAATGTTTCTTCGGTGATTGTTTTCATACCATACACTCCATATCTTTTTGTTCTTGTAGACAACCAATGCTGGTTAGATATTCAATAGTCTCAGTGCATCCTCCCATCAAGTGACCATCAAGGGTAACTCTTGGAAATGTTGCGCCTTCACCAAACTCATTATAGAATGCTTCTTCGTCAAAGTCAAGCCCCAAGTTGTAGTGTGTGTATTTAACCGTGAAACTATCAAGGATTACCTTGAGTTTACGACAATACTCACATTGGTCTTTGGTGTAAATAACAAGTTGAGAAATCATAAGTATCTTTATAAAAAAGAATCGGCGTGGCAGGATTCGAACCTGCGACCTCTCGCTCCCAAAGCGAATGCGCTACCAAGCTGCGCTACACACCGAAATGATAGTTTCAATTTTTATCACACCAGACTATGGAAACTACCAAACGGCATCCGATGATCTTGGCGTCTTTCTAGGCTATGTGCCTAACGACTACCAACGGAAGTGGTAGGATTCGAACCTACGCTGCTACTAACAGGACAGTTTTCAAGACTGTTGCCATAAACCACTCGGCCACACTTCCATTTGTTTACCCTCCCATTATATAGGAGGGAGGAGGGTTTGTCAACCCCTAAAAAACCAGCGTCAGTGCTCCATATCCAACCAGTGTGGCAATCAACATACCAAGAACCTTATAATAAGTTTTGATAGGAGTGCCAAAGTATTGCTGACCAATCAGTAGGCACTTATGCATTGGTGAGATGATGTATCCAGCATACTCAATACATAGAAACCACGTCAAGTATCCAGCACCAAATGCTTGAGCAAGCAACGTTGCGATACCAGCATACTTACCAGATGAACCCATAGCAAATGATGCTAAGAACCCAACAACAGAAACTGACACAAGAGCAACAGAACCTTGTTCTGAAGTAATCTTAAGATACTCCATGACAGGTGCTTTGAGTTCACCAAACACTGCTGCCAGAGCAAGAACTAAAGCAGCAAGACCAGCAAACTTCCAGTTGATATACCGACCCCACTTCCAATCATTACAGATGAATGAATAGTAAGCAGCAAGACCACCAAACCAAAGAGAGAATAGGTAAGGATAGTCGGGGTCACCATAGCACACTAGAAACCACATTGTAGCTACAATCGGTCCCCAACCTTTAGCAAGACGCTGCCAACTAAAGGAACGTGTTTCTTCAACGATTTCTACATCAGTTTCTTTCACATACTTAAAGATGTATACTCCAGCAAATGTTAAAACAATAGCAAGAGGAACAATAGCATGTGACATGAATGTGGTATAAGACATACCCAATGCTGCCATCGGAAGCACAACTGTTTTCTCAAGTGGTGACCACCAGTAATAGTGGTGAGTAGAAAGATAATCTACAATACCAAACTTAGAACGCGATTGTGCTTTATCAGAAGCAATGGAATCAAGAAGAGGAGCCGACATAATCACTCTTCCTTCAATGGGTAGAATACCACCAGCAAGAGCAGTGGCAGCAACAACTAAACGATTTGATTTAAATGTTTTACGAAGTGCCACAAATACTTCGTTAAGCACACCGTATTGTTTTACAAGACCACCGACAATCATAATGCCGATGATATATGGGAGGAACAAAAGTTTCTCCCAGATACCTATTAATAAATCCATAGTTTAAATACAAAAAATAAAATTTTCCATGTATGGAAAAACGGAAGATGATGGATTCGAACCATCGGAATGGTTAATTCCATTCGGCAGTTTAGCAAACTGCTACCTTAAACCTCTCGGTCAATCTTCCTAACGAACTTCAAAATCCATTTTTCTTGGAACTCTCTTATTATACTCTGTTACTGGGTGCATGTCAACCTTTTTAACTTTGTGTTTTGAGATGCCATTAATCTCTACTACCAATCTCAAATCTAAGGCACTAATAACAGGCATACTATTCCTATCCATTCTTAATAAAGTGTGGTTGTCACAACCACAGGATTTACTTTTGTTTGGTTGGGTTACTTCTATTTCTGTATTACATCCACTACATCTTATTTTTGCCATGATCTTTATTTTATATGGGAGATACAAGATTTGAACTAGTGACCGTCTGCGTGTAAAGCAGCTGCGCTACCGCTGCGCCAATCTCCCAAACGTCTTGAGAGGGACTTGAACCCCCGACCTACTCATTAGAAGTGAGATGCTCTATCCATCTGAGCTATCAAGACATGCAAGTATTATAGCAGATGGTTGGGTTGGTGTCAAGGGGAGATGATCTCCCCTATATTTATTCTGTTGTATCAGACTTCAACCCGAACCATTTTACTTGCATAGTTGTAAGCATAATCTGTTCTTGCTCCATGATGTCCCCAGCGTATCCACTTACTTGCGTAGTGCATATACTGGTCAATAGATTTACCAGGAGTTTTCATTCTTGGTTCAATAATTTTCCAATCACCTTCATATAACATATAATCAAGTTGTGTAGTCAGTGTAGAAGGATTGGCACTAGTACGGCTAGCGTGTTGTCCTAATCCATTATAACGGGAAGTATCGGTCCATTGGAGAAGACCGTAACCACCACTCCTACAACCATTGTAGGATACTCTAGCACCACCTTCACATACATTAGGAGTGAAGGTGGATTCTTGTCGGATATTGCCCATGATGGTTGCTAGGGCATTTTTATCAGTGATACCTCGGTTCTGGAGAAATTCCAGAGTTAAGATCTCATTAGTATTACATCCTTTACAAATTAACTTTGTCTCTTTTGTCTTAACGGAAGCAACCTCTCGGATTGCTGTCTTTGATGTAGGCTCCTCTTTAATAATAGAGAATGGTGGTGGTCCACTCACAGGGGGAGGAGGAAACATTGGAGGCAGTGTGGTCGTTGATGTTGTAACCGCTGCCAAAAGGGGCAAGGCTACTGTAAAAAATTGTTGCATTAATTTTAATAGAATTCGGCATCCGTATAAAAGGGGGGTATACCTAACCTCTCGGCAGGCACCTTCCACGGCTCTGGGGTGTCACTCACTTTCTCATGACAACAAGCATAATATAACACGTATTTATGTTCGTGTCAATACCTCCTCAAAATTATAAATACATATAGTTATTCATACAAGAAAATGAAAAGATTACTTTTAATCTCTTCGTTATTCTTTGCTATTCCTGTAGGTGCTGCTGAAATTACATCAAAGATTACTGATTCTGTTCAACTTAGTGTACAGGGTGCTGCGGTACAGTCAACAAGAATCGGGGCATCTTATGGTGTGTCGGGAACAAATATTCAGTCTACATCTTTTGGTGGCACTTCTGGTGCTGGATCTTATGATATCAACACATCGGGTCAAGCATTTACTTTCTCTGAAAGCTTTACTGCTTCCGATGCTTTAGTTACCAACCAATCTTGGTCTGCTGGAGCTGTTGCTTCTCCTAATCTTTATGGAGATAGTGTTACTCAGTTAGCAGGAGATAAAGGTTCTCTTGCTGGTACACTATCACCTACTGGTGTTCCTACTATTACTGCTGGTGGTCCTGGTTCAACAGGAACAGCACAACGCACTATTGAACTGAGCGTATTCAAATGAAACACTTAACTCCCGTTCTGCTTTTAGCAGCGGGAGTCATTTGTACTCCTGCTTATGCTGAAAGTGTAGTTCCTAATTTTACTAGAGGAACTATCAACGCCACAACACAATCAACTACACGGATTGTAGAAACCATACGCCAGGTGGAATACTCAACTGGCACATCTTATACTGTATCTGGAACTAATATTAATATTCCTGGAACTCCAAGACAAGGAGCAAGTTATACTATTATGAATCAAGGTGCTCCGTTCCAATTTAGTGAGACATATCTCGGAACTGGAATTGCGAAAGAAACATGGATAGACAGAACTACAGAAACAAATTCAACCACTACATCAATGTCTGTGTTTACACAGTAATGTTGATGGGGTCAGCAGCAGTCGCTCAGACCGCCCCTGCGCCCTCCAATACCAATATTGCTGGACCGAGTGCTTCGGCAACTGGAAACGTCACCAACCAGGCAGTACAGGTCTTACAAGGTCCATACGCAATGAATACCTATGGAGGTGGTGTGAGTTGTCAGGGAGCAACATTCTCACTATCTCCATTTGCTTTGAATAGTGGCAATAGTAGTGCTGACCCAGAGACATTTGAATCAAAAAACTACAACTGGGGCATCTCTGCTGGTTTCAATATACCTTTAGATGGTATGCTGATGGAACTTTGTAAGTCAAGAGCACGAGTAGAAATATCAAGGCAACAAAGTGAAGTAGATAAAAGTCGTTTAGATTTTGAATTAGTTAGATTGTTGAAGTGTGGAGAAGCAATCAAGAATGGTATTACCTTTCATCCAGATAGTCCATACTACAAAATCTGTGCTGATATAGTTGTTCGTTATCCATCTGTAAAAGAAGCTGCAAGGCGATGAGTGATATACCGACATTCAATGCAAGTGGAATAGGAAACATACAAACCAATACCAATTCAATTCCTAATGTTGGTGTTGCTCAGAACAGTATTGTACCAAGTTTAGCACCACCAGTTGTCGTTGAAACACAACAACCAATCATTCGTGGTCTGGCAATACCTATTATTCAAGCACCAAACACTGCCGTTCCATATCCAGTCATCCGTGTTCCTACACAGGAAGAGTTTGATGAGGCAGTGAGAGCAGAGAAGAAGGCACAGGAGGATGAGAAGCAAGAGAAATCTAGAGGTCTTCCTGATAGTCCACCACCTATACTACCTCCTCAAATTCAACAAGTATTACCTCAAGAAAATAAATCAAGTGAAGATGCGATACTACCAGTAAACACTAATCTTGGAGTTCCCGTAATTGAAGTACCATTCATCGGGCAAGTTCCAATACCTCCTAAAGAACAGGTTATTCTTGCTGGCACCACTGCTACTGCTTCTGTTGCTGCGGCTCTGCTTGGCAAATCTTTGGTTGAATGGATGGTAGCAAAGATGAAACCTATCGTTCAACAGATACTTATAAGGGGCAAGAAGCTCTTGAATAGAGACCTTACCCCATATGAATTACAATTATATTTTGCTGCTGAATTAGATAAGAAGAATTTAAAACTACTCAAAAAAGAACAGAAGAAATCAAAACAAGACCAATATAAAAAAGCACATAATAAGTAACTACTTTCTTCTTTCCAATAAGACATCAAAATTTTTATCTTTTGTGCCACCATCATACGCAAGAGCATACCCTTCGTCAATCATTTGTTGGTTGAGAGATAATGCTTCATTATTGACATATAAATTACCGAGAATTCTACCATATTTTTCGGTACTATCTGGAAGTTCGGTTTTGATTAGAACATCTTTAGCAAACTCTAATTTATGTTTGAGCCATTCTTTTGATTCAAGTCCAAGTTTTTTTTCTTTGAGATCTGTAGTCCTGCTCTCTGGAGTATCCACACCACTAAGGCGTACTCGCTTAGTAAGAGAAATATCGAAACCAAGATCAATGTCTGCATCTATTGTGTCTCCATCAACTACTTTGATTACTTTCTTTACTCTGTAAATATAAGGATCTTTATCCATTAGAAAGGCATCTTAAATTCCTTAATATTTAGTTTAGGAATGGGTAGTTTCTCCAAGGCTTTTGCCACTTGTTTCTCTACCACAGCACCCACAAATTCTTCTGGGTTATCTAAAATTTTCTGTGCTTTTTGGTAAGTTGTGTATGCACCATAGCATAGTGCTCCACTAATACTCAAACTTAAAATTGATAGACCTAATGCAAGGTTTTTCATGATAGTAACTTCTCTATTGCGGTGTAATACGATGCGGCATCGTGATCGGCAACTCTATCAAAAAATTCTGGATTGACATCTTCCAAATGAATGGATGGGTGAGTGTGAACATATCCAGTTAACCAAGGTGGCGACTTGGGTACAATATCAGATCCATGAACAAAACGAAGATGATCTGCAACTTTCAATCTTTTGCGAAGAGCACGACCACCTGGACGAGGTGATCCAATGGTAACGATTGATAAGTCTACTGTATTCTCCAACATCAAATCTGCAATAACTGTTGCTGTTGCTCCACCAAGAGAATGACCAGCAAGTACTAATTTTCTTTCTTTACATAAAGACTCATAATTACACACCAACTCAGTGATAGTTTTCATTGCGTTAGATTTGAAACCTCTATGAGTATCTTCACTTCGGAATAAAAATTTTACATTTGTAATCCAATCTGACATTTCTTTTGTTCCTTCTACTGCAAGAATACAATATCCATTTATGCTTTTATCAATGGTGAAATCTTTTGGATCAGCATATACATCAACACAGTTCTTGACTGCTTTTAAAATAACTTCTTTGGGTAATTTAGTGTTGATGAGGTGATTCATTTTTTTATTTCACTATCTGCTATATTTATTATTTTTCTACCTTAATTGATGTGATAGCGTCTGAGTATACGCCAGTTCTATCTGATTTTGTTACAGCATCTTCTTCAGTATCAAATCTCATTGCCATTGATATATCGCCAGTCCATTTTGGCGAATCATTTTCATTATCTTGAAAGTAAATATACTCCCCAAATCCTTCTCGTGCTGCTACGTATTTCATTCTTCTTTTGCTAATTTAAATATGTATAAAATGTATCCTATTGTAAGTGCCAATAGGATAGCAACCATAATATTCACAGACCAAACTGGATCAGTCATTCCATCCCTCTTCTTTATGTATGAAAATCTTCAAATTTTTAACGTATGTTCTAAGTATCTGTGCCTGCTCTTCATGCCAAAAATCACCCGTCTCAATATAAAAACAGGTGTGATTATCTATTGCTTTAAGTAGTTGGTGGATGGGGGCAGTCCACCTTTCCCTGTCGGGAGTGTTCCATTCTCTCGGCATATAGGTACAAGGATCATGTTGCTGTGCGGGGAGTAACGTATCCTTCCTCTTCAACCTTAGTTTCCAATGCTTCAACTCTTTCTACAAGAGTTTCATCAACATAAGAAACAGGTGGTTCAGGAGGAGCTTCTACGTACTCTTGTCTTTTAGGTTCTTCTTTCTTCTCATCCTCATCATCACCACTTTTCTTCATTGTATTAATTCCAAAAGTGGCAGCAGAAGCAGTGAATACTGTAGCAATAAATGTGGGATCCATCTTAGAAAGAGTTCCCGCATAGCTTGCTGTAAGGAGAGCAGCAGACCAACCCAAAATACATACACGAATTAGTTGTCCCATAGCGTTTTCTTTTCTTTTGTTAAACATTTTACTTTACTTGATAGGTTAACTTTTTTTCCAAGCTTCACCTTCTGCTTTTCTTCTGCGAGCAAGACCTGCTTCCACATTAGAACCAGGATTGCGATAGAGATAAAGCGCATCAGGAACTAAGTTCCATTCTTTATTCTTCAGTCGTTTTGTAATCGTATTGAAATCACCAGAACCATAGAAACCAGCACCTAAGTTATAGGCAAATGATAAGAGTGCTCCACGCTTACCATCAGACATCTCATTCCAGTATGGAATTTTACGAAGTGATGGAATAAACTGGTTCTTACATTGAGTAATCAATAACTCATCTGCTTCTTTCTGAGTAATAGTATCACCCATATTAAATGGTGATCCATCCTTCTTACGGGTAGTTCCCCAACCAATAGTGATTGGAAGTCCACCTGATAGTGGATCTGGATATGCCTCTAAATGGCAACCTTCAAACTCTTTGATAAGTTTGATGCCAGTCATAGTCATATCATCACCAGATGCTACAGGAGCAGGAGCAGGAGCAACTCCCCTACCACACTTTGAGCATACTGTGGTTTCTGCTGAAGCATCCTTAGCGGCAACCACAGTTACCGCACTTGCCTTTTTTCCTCTGTAAATCTCCGCCCAGTCTGCAGTATCTTCAAGATACTTAACTGGTAGGTTATCTTCTAACCACTGTATTGATTTGACGTGGTTTGGATTTCTTTCATCATAGAATTGAAAGAAGTTATGTAGATCAATTCTTGCCATCTGGACCTCCTGTAATATCTGGAAAATAAATTTGGAATAGTTCTGAAGCTTCTTTATGCTTCCCGTGATTTGTGAGTTTTTTTACTTCTTCAAGAATTTTCTTCTTGAACTCAGTCGAAGATCCTTCCCCATCCATCATTACCTCCTGGACACCAACGATGCTTGAGAACTGCTTTTGTATAAATGGTCTTCTTACCATTTTCTACTGGTCCAGTATAGTTATCATTCAAAGAACCATAAGGATCATTTACATAATAACCTTTCTTATCTGGAGTGTGTCCGATAACTACACACATGTGGCCGCCCGTAGGATTAGATAAAGAACCCCGATGTAGGATGCCAATAACAACAGGTTTGCCTCCATCAAGACTTTTATCAATGTCAGAAAAAGAAAGATTATAACTAAAATGCGATTTGAGTCCATAACCAGCAAGAACTTGTGTCTGCACTCCATGATCAGTTGTATCACCGATAGCAAAAACTTTCGTAACATACTCGTCATCGCCTTGAATACTTCCTGGTTTTAGAAATGCCAGACACATAGCACAAGAAGAACTGTTACAAGTTCTTTGTGCATCTCTATAGTTATCTACTTGATTGAAATATGGAACTGCTAATACTGATGGTGTTGGTGGTTTGGTTCTAAACATACCAATCCAATCTGATTCGGCATCATCCAAAAATTTAGCAGGAAGATTATCTTCCAACCATTGAATTGATGCTACGTGGTTTGAATTCTTTTCATCATAAAACTTAAAAAAGTTATGAAGATCTAACGTCATTTTTTGTCTCCGAATAAAGTTATAAAATACTCAGCATCTACTACTGCTAAAGGAGTTTTGCCATTTTTTTTAATAACGACGAGAGGTTCATATTCACCACAGTTGGCAGATGCTTGCTCGTAAGCATCCCATATATTTAGTTTTTCTACATTCTTACATTCAATACTATGAGGAAACTTTGATCTAGCTGCTCGTGCCATAATAAGATCTTCGCCACCCGCTCCCATAGATCTGCTTTCAATATCTTCTGGATGAACGTCAAGCATTTCAATAAGTTTATCTCTTACCCACTGTTGAAGTCTGCGGCCTTTGGCCTTTGCTGAACTTGGATTCATAATAAAAAACCCCTATCACTAGGGGTATTTATCTATTCAGTTGAACCAGGGGTCTGGTAGTATTTTTGTTTCATTGCTCCCAGAAACCACGCTTCCGACAGAGCTTTTGGTCCCTCCCGAAGAATTCGTTTGTTGTGCTCCGAGAGTTTTTCGTATTTCAGTGCTTGTTCTTTCCACTCTTCCATTAAAGTTTGAACCCAGAAAAAGTATTCGCTTTAACGTCCTGCTTAATACCGCCAATAACATAACTCTCTACCTCTGTTTCTTGTGGTGCAACTTGTAAACCTTTAGAAGATAACCAGTGCTGTGTCCAAGGTAGTGGGTTGTTAGACATAGGAGTATCAAACACAGGCTTCAAACCAATCGCTCTCATACGACGATTAGCAATATACTCAACGTATGAGTTGAGTAACTTATCATTCAATCCAATGATGCTGCCATTTTGAAATAGATATTTTGCCCAAGATTTTTCTTCGTCAACAGTTTTCTTAAACTGCTCTATGGTCCACGCTTCTTCTTCTTTAGCAATCTGGAGAATGTCTGGGTCATCTCCATTAAGCCAATTTTTGATAATGTTTTGTGTAAGAACAAGATGCTGACTTTCATCTCTTGCGATGAGAGAGATGATTTTAGCGGATCCCTCCATGATTTTAAGCTCGCCAAAAGCGAACGAACATGCAAACGAAACATAAAACCTAATCCCCTCCAAAATGTTAACATTAATCACAGCGCGATAAAGCTTACGCTTTAATTCATAAAGAGTTTCTTGAGCAGCATTTACACCTTCAAGTTGATGCTGCCATTGATTGCCTGAAGAGTACTCCTGTGAAGCACGAATGAAATCATCATATGCTTCAGTAACACTCTTTGCCCTCTCCATAATATTCTGATCATCAAGAATGGTATCAAATACTTCTGATGGGTCTGAATAAACATTCTTGATAATATATGTATACGAACGACTGTGTATCATCTCCATAGTTTGCCAAATAGACATACATGCTTCTAACTCAGGTAGTGAGCAGTAGGGAGAGAATGCCATACCAGGAGCACGACCTTGAACAGAATCAAGCATAATCTGATACTTCAAATTAGATGTGTAGATATGTTTTTGTTCTGGACGAAGGGTCATGTAATCTCCTCTATCTTTAGAAAGAGAGATTTCTTCTGGTCTCCAAAAGTATCCAAGTTGTTGTTGAGTTAATTTATCAAAGATAGGATACTTGTAGGTGTCATATCTTTGCACTCCCAAAGGAGCACCAAAGAACATTGGTTGCTTTTTAAGGTCAACATGATTTGGATTAAAAACTGTCATGCCATCAATTTTGGTTGGTGAAGTTTCGGTAAGTTTAAATTTTACAGCTGCCACAGTCGTCTTCCTCCTCTTGGTTTTCTAAGATTGAATTAAGTAAATTTTCTATTTCTTTTTTGTTGTCTTCTTCATCACCATCTTTTTTAGCATCATATGTGTTTTGATAGTAAGAAGTTTTCCACCCCAGTTTATATGTGGTAAGAAGGTCTTGTGCCATTACCGACACAGGTACTTCATTATCGGCATAATGCTCTGGATTATATGACCAGTTACCCGAGATTGCCTGATCAAAGAACTTCTGCATAACAGCAACAATATTGATATAACCAGTATTGTCAGGCATATCCCAAAGAAGCGTATAATAGTTTTTAAGAGATTGATACTGCGGTACAATTTGCTTAAGAACTCCCCTCTTTGACTTCTTAACGGACAGAAAGGCACGAGGAGGTTCAATTCCATTTGTCTCATTTGACACAACGGAACTGCTCTCTGAAGGCATTTGTGCGGACAGTGTTGAGTTCCTGAGACCGTTGGCAAAGATAGACGCCCTAAGAGATTCCCAGTCATAGTTAAGAATGTGTGGTACGATTTGGTCTACATCTTTTTTGTAGGTGTCAATAGGCAGAATGCCATCAGCATACTTAGTGCGATCAAAGTAACCACATGCTCCTTTCTCCATAGCAAGTTGATTAGATGCTTTCAGTAGATAATACTGAAATGCCTCAGTCAAACCATGCACAAGATGAGCAGCAGCTTCATCAGAGTACTTCACCTGCTGTCTTGCTAACCAATGAGCAAGACCGATGTAACCAATGCCAAGTGACCTACGATTTTCAGTAGATACTTTAGCTGCTACAACAGGATACGCCTGATAGTCAATCAACTCATCTAGTGCCCTGACAGCCAGGTCACACAACTCTTCAAGATCATCAAGATGCTTAATCTTTCCTACGTTGATAGCAGAGAGAATACACAAAGCAATCTCACCATCAGGATCATCAATGTGCTTTAGTGGTGTAGTTGGAAGTGTAATCTCTTGGCAGAGGTTACTCATCCAAACCTTATCCTTAAAGGAAGAGTGCTCGTTACAATGATCTATATTCATAATATAGATCCGACCTGTCTCTGCTCTCTCCTTTAGAAGAGAAAGAAATAGTTCTTGTGCATTGATAGTTTTCCTTGGAAATCTTTGATTTCCTTCATACGAAACATAGAGATCGTCAAAACGATCTGTTCCAAAAGCATCATAAAGTCCAGGTACATCGTGAGGAGAGAACAATGCAATTGAAGCATTTTGAATAAATCTCTCATAGAATAGTTTAGAGATTTGAATACTGTAATCCAACTTACGAACTCGGTTATCCTCTGTTCCTTTGTTGTTTTTTAATACCAGGATGTCTCCTATTTCACTGTGCCAGATCGGGAAGTGGACCGTAGCACTTCCACCACGAATCCCGTTTTGTGTACAGCATCTAACAGTTGCTTCAAACTTTTTGAGGAATGGGATAACCCCTGTATGAGAAACTTCTCCACCTCGGATCTTACTGTTGATCGCACGAATTCTGCCTGCGTTGATACCGATGCCAGCCCGTTGAGAGACATATTTGCCAATAGCCATATCGCTGCTAAAGATGCTATCGAGGGTGTCATCACTATCAACCAAAACACAACTAGCGAATTGCCGAAGAGGCGTTCTAACTCCTGCGAGGATGGGGGTTGGCACGTTGATTTTGTGCTTGCTGATTGCGTCGTAGTATCGTTTAACATAAGAGAGCCTGGTTGCTTTAGGATACTCTGCGAAGATGGTTGCTGAAACTAACATGTAAGCATATTGTGGTGTCTCAAAAAGATTGCCACTGCTTCTATCCTGCACCAAGTATTTATCTACAACCTGACGAAGACCAGCATAAGTGAAGAGATAGTCACGGTCATGGTCAACCCAAGTGTTAATTTTATCCCATTCTTCATCAGTATATTTACCTGTCAAATGTAAATCATAGATACCAATACGAGTGCCAGCATATAGATGTTCGCCTATTGTTGGAAAACCGTTCTTCCAATCATTTCCAAAGACTTGCTTATATAAACCGAACAGAAGAAGACGAGCAGCAACATACTGATAGTTTGGATACTCAAGATTAATAAGGTCACTAGCCGATCTAACAAGAATTTCTTGGATTTCATCAGTGCTAATACCGTCATAGAATTGTATACCAGATTGTATCTCTACTTGAGATGGAGACACACCTGAGAGACCACCACAGGCACATTCAACCATATTATGAATCTTATCTAAGTCAAGAGATTCCAAAGATCCATTGCGCTTTTTAACTTTTGTACCATTACTCATATCTTCTTCCAATCGTTAAGTTTTACTTTTGCTTCTAACCCAGTGTAGGTATTACATTCTACCACACTTTGAACGTTTTGACCAGTCATTACCATATCGTTGATGTCTTTCTCTTTAATTGAATCTGGCCAGATTACAATACTTTCTCCCTTATCAATACACCTTTCGTATCGTTGAACGATTTGTTTGTTCCTTGGTTCATTGTCGTAAACAAATGTACGAGTAGGGTAAGATACCCTGTCAAGTACAACATCAGCGCCACACATTGCCAATCCATTAGACAAGAAAAGAGAGTCAAACGGACCCTCTGTAACGTAGATATTTTCATTTTTGTTTATACGATCAAGTCCAAATACTTTAGGGTATCCTTTATCCAAGATGGTAGTGATATAACGTAAGCTTGAATTCTTATCAAGAGACCTTGCTTGATATCCAAATACATTTCCATCTTCTGATATTAACGGTAGTATAATTCTTGCTTCTTTAATCGTAGTTTTGTTGTTCTCCCAAGCATTAAAGTTGTCTGCGTAATAGAAGTTTGAGAAGTATTTCTCTGGTATCTTTCGTGCGAGCAGATATTGTTTTGCTGGGTGTGTAGTATTTAGTGAAGTGATGGTTGGGAGTTCACTAAAAATATTTTGTTTGAATACTGGTTTACTAATGAACTGTTTGAAATCAGGTGCTTTGACTTGATAGTTCTTACCTGTCATTCCTTCTTTATAACGTTCCATGACATATTCGTCATGAAGGTTCATGTTCTGATCCTTTAGAAACTGAGAGAAGTTACGAGTAACTCCACAGTTATGACACTTGAAAACAAAACTATCCCTCATACCAAAGAGATAGCCTCGTGCTTTATTCTGCTTCTTCTCTGAGTCACCACAGTAGGGGCATCGGAAGTTGTAAGTGCCTTTCTTTTTTTCAGTGAACTTGAGAAGTTGTGTAGAGACCAGACCAATATATTTGGTATCAATGTAAGTCATTCTGTGGTGGGTGGTCGGTCATACCATCATACCACGTCATTGGGCAGGTGTCAACTAATTATTTAACTTGAGCGGTGGGAGCAGGAGTAATAATATTCCTTAGAATATTTTGACCTGGGGCACTGACAAGGAAGGAGACTAAAGCGATTGCGCCAAATAATGACCAGATTTTTTTCTCCATTGTGCGGAGACGAGTATCTACTAACATGATATCTTTTTCGCAACCCTTTTTTATTTCGTCTGCCTTACGGGTTACTTCCCTATGAACACTATCTATTTTTTCAAATAACACTCCATCAGTGTGATCTTGCTTCATTAACTTTTCATTATGAACTGCAAGTAGTTGCCCCATCTTAATGGAGTTCTCTTGCAGTATTTCTACTATACGTTCTATACGTTCTATGAGTAGAATATTAACGTCGGTTAATTCTGCCACGATAGTATCCTCTTAAACGTTACGAACAGAGAAGTCAAGCGCCTTTTGATATGTCGTTGCGCTCATGTTGAGCATCACTCGGAACTTGTCTCTATTCTCTTGGGATAATCCTTCATACGTAGCAAGGATTCTTTTTGCATCAAAGACGCCGATGCGACCAGCCGTGCCGTCTTGAAAGATAAGATTAGCAAACGAGATTTCTGGATCTCTTCCATATGATGTTCCCTCTTCAGCTACTTTCATAGCAGTTGTGAATACGTCTACACCACCAGCAGAACCACCACGAGGAATGCTAATCATATTATCCATCTCCGAAATTACATTACCCTGTGGGTCGTATGAGTTCTTTTGAACTTGCTTGTCTGCTTTCTGTTGCTTCTCTGCTGACTTCTTTTTAAAGTCTGACATACGAGCACGAAGCAGAACGTTCATTTCGTCTTGCTTGTCGCCCATCTTCGTTTTTGCTTGAGTGCGTTTTGCTTGAAGATCGCGCTTGCCTCTCATCTCTTTAGAAGCTTTGATTTGTTTCTGGGCTTTCTCAGTTTCTGAAACAGCCTCAAGAATTTCTTTGTTCATTTCTTCTGACATTTTGGGTTTCCTCCTTGACATTACACGTTGGATTAATTTTTTAGCACTTTTCTTGCGACCATCAATTTTATCATCTTTGGTCTTCTTCAGATTTTTCTTTTTCTTTGCTGTATTAACAAAGACAAAGGCAGGAGGAAGTGCTAAAGAAGATCCATCACCTGCCATCATTTCATTCATAGTAGTTTTAGTGTTTTCAAACATTGTTGATCTACATCTGTTGTATCTACATTGTCTGGTAATCTATCAAGGAATACCATAAATGTTTTTAGAATTGGCCAGTATTGTGATTCTATTTTATAAAATAGAAGCAACGTTGCCGCGTCATTGAACACATTATATAGTGTAATAATATGATTTAAAATTAGGTGTTGCTTCAATTCACCTGTGGTATCATAACGACGAAGTAATTTTTTAATATACGTAAATTTTTGTAAGTCCTCTTCAAAGTCATTATATGTTACAGACAAAGGGTTGTTGTAGTTTTTGATGGCAAACAACAACCAGTTGTCTGGTGTCAACTCATTGAATATCATATATCATCAGGCAACAGAAACTGTGAGTGTTGCGCTGTTGGAGATTACTTCTTCTCCACCAACAGATCCACCAATCCTGACTCTATACTTCTTACCACTATCACCACCTGCTAAACCAGTAAGTGCCAGTGAAACAGAGGTAGCACCACTGATGTTAGTCCACCTTGTTGTAGAAGCAGCGGTTTGTAGTTGCCACTGATAAACAAGTGAACCAGTAGAAGCAGCAGCAGTTACCGAGAAGGTAGCATCAGCAGATTGAACAGAATCAACAGTAATTACCATATTATCAGTTGTATTCACACCACCAACTAGAGAACCAAGAATAGTGATTGTTTCTCCAGCAACAAATCCAGCGCCATTGGCAGTCTTGGCAGTAGAGAGGAGCGCCCCACTAGAATTTCTGACTATAGTGAATCCCGCACCAGTACCAGCAGCAGAACCAGCAAGACCAGTTAGAGTATAAGTTTGATTTGCTTGACCAGCAAGAGTTGTTCCACCATTAGTAGCTGTATGAAGGTATATTCTACCAGCAATTGTAGTTTGATTAGTGGGTTGTACCGAGATAGTGATAGCAGATGCTACATCAGCAGCAGGATTGTCATTATCAAAATCGCCAGCATTAGCAGCAGTTTGTCTAGCAAAAGCAATACATTCTGATTTGTGTCTAGTATTGCCATCGCCATCTGTGTATGTTCTATATGTCCACCAACCTGGCCACTTGAGACCACGAATTTTATTTTCGTTGAGTTCTGCCTCAGTATTATCAACAAAGATAAATTGCGTTCCGCTAGGGAATTGGTTTTCATTAATCAAAAGATTAGCAACTTCTTTAGGAGCTGTTCTTCTTATAGCATTAGCAGCAGTAACTGTTCCAGTTGATCCAGCATATGCAGTAGTTAAAGATAACGTAGTTGCCGACACGACAGATTCAACAGTATATTGTACTGATGATAGTGAAAGAATGTCTCCCGCTTGAATAAAATTAGCGGATGTTCTATCAGTAAAATCTCCTGCAGTGGTCACAGTCTTGGTGTTATTGGTAACACTCACGTTATTTGCCAACGCCTTAGCGTCAATCGTTCCGAAAATTGCCATCGGTTTCCTCGTCTATAAAATATTCTTGTTCTAAAGAGTATTTATAAAAAAAATTAGGACGCAAGATTTATGCTTTTGCTTTTGCCATATTAGTAGCGCCACCAAACATAACAGATGATGCTTTATCACCATACTTTGATTTCATGCTACCAAATTTTTTCTTCATTCCTTTAACTACTTTTTCTTTCTTCGCTGCTTCTTTAGCAGAGAGTTTCTTTTCTTCTAATTCAACTTCTTCTTTCTTCAACTTTTTTTTAGGATCAGCAATTGATTTTTTTTCAGAAGGATCTGGATCATTAGGTGTATCAACATTCGGCATGATTTCAATCGTAACTTTCTTGCCTTCAGCAATCTCACGCATTTCTTTAACTGTCTTCTTACCTTTCTTGGCACGAAGTAATGCGAAGTCGTGTGCATCTACCTTGCCATTCTTGTTGGCATCAATCTTCTCTTGACTGCCAGGCATATCTTTCTTTTCTTCAATCACATCTCCATCTGGTTCGTATCCAGCCTTTACACAATTGTCAACTGTCTTGTTGCCTTTTTTCTTTGTTCCCATTTGCTTGTATCCTTTCCAACAAGCTTTACCATCAAGACCTTTTTCTTTTTCAAGAATAATAGTTTCTCCAGTTTCTAATACTGCCTCATAAGTTGTTCCAATCAACTCGTCAGACATCAATTCTTCTTTGCGATTTTGTTTTGATGAATTACAATCAGCATCACCATGTACTGCACATGCAGATCCTGCGCCAGAATGATTACATTTAGTTTTTTCTTCTAATCCCAGCATAGATTTCTGAATTAGATTGTATGCAAAATCGTCAATTTTCATTTTTGTTCAGCGGGTTTCTTCTTATACTTATTTATAAACTCCTTGGTCTTCTTGACATTATCAGAACCATCACGCTCCTTCATTGGTTCTGGGTCAGTAAGAAAGCATCCACAATGTTCTTTGATGTCTTTCACCCAAGCTCTAAACATCTCACCTTCTTCAGTAACAGCAATAACATAGTTAACTCCACGCCTATGAATTTTTCCAACTTCACCTAAGTTGTTTTCTACCCAAGTGCCCTCAGCAAATGCCATGCCAAGCATGTAGGATTTTTGCTTTGATTGTACTAGTAGTTCTTTAAGTGATTTCATTTAATACCTAACCCCTCTCTTACTTCTTTCATTAATTGTATAACATGTGAATTATCTAATGTGGTAGGTATGCCCTTTCTAAAAGAAGCAGTATCTCCTTCCACGGCAGCTGCTCTCATTTTACTTGCTGACATACCAGCTGCTCCATCAGCATCTGGGTCTCTTTCTCCAGCAGATTTAACATCTATATTTTTAAATGTATATTCAATTCCATTGTATTTTAATATGAGTTTTTCCATTTCTGGCACTCTATCACTACCAACAACTAAGGTAACATCAGTATACGTTCCTTGTAATTTTTGAAGAACATTTATTATTGTTTTTAATGAAGTATCATACATGATGTGATCCTTATGAGAAGGAAACATTTTTTTCATGTATTCAACCTTTGCCTCAGATGACAATGGATTTTTCTTTTTATCTTGCGAATGACTGGTGTATATATGGTAGTCGTCACCACTCGCTATACGCTTGACAGCATTAATTAATTTTTCATGACCTATAGTAGGAGGATTAAATCTGCCAAATGTTACGACTATCCTACTCATATTTATTTACCAACCCAGTTTTTATCTATTGTAAAATTGGCTACACTAAATTCCAAACGGTCAACTAACTTAGTGGCATTACCATCTTTAATTGCGACAAAACCTTCAGGAGCAGTAATTTTAAATCCATGTTCTGTTTTTAAAAATGTTCGCACAGCATCAGCAGATTCTAATTTTTTAACAAAGAAAAGTTTAGCGTTTGATATTGTTGTATATAGCGTAACCAATTTTTTAAATGCGTCTATATTATTATCTATTATTTCAATGCCATCATAAAGTTTCTTAAGTTTAGCTGCTTTAGTTTTAGGCATCTTTGCTTTGTCAACTTCTTTTGTTACCACCCCTTCAAAATATTTTTTAAAATTTTGAATAAATTGAGGAACATTATTTATTTTCTTACCTTCTCTCACATAAGAATTAAAGTATGTTTTTAATCTTGGTCCTACAGTTAGTTGATCATTACCTTCAATAAGAACCGCAATTTCATTTAAAAATTTTTTACATCCTGGTATCAAACGAGACGCAGTAGTTTTCATTCTATTCAAAGATTGTTTTTCTCTTTGATTTAAAATTAAATTTGTTCCTAACGTATCAACTTCAGCACTGATAACAAATACATCATTAGTTTTATTAAATTTACTTATGTCTACTCCAAACGTTGCGTGAGATTCGGCAATACTTTTTCCAACATAGCGAGTGTGAAACACTACACCTATCTTTGCTTTTTTAGCTTTGGCATACATATCCGAATTTTTTGGAATTGCGTAAGTAATTGTATTTGGAGTAAAAGTTAAATAATCTTCGCCATCAATTTTCTTTTCAACTGCGTCATCAGTAAAAAGTAAATCGCCCTGGATTATTCCATCAATATCAAGTTGAGGAAAATATTTTAATGCTACTTTTAATTTCTCAACCAATCCTGGAGCATGACCATGATTAACTTTTATATCTTCTTCAGTGTAATTAATTTTTCCATCTTTATTAAATACTGATTTTGTGCCAACAAAAAAGAAATTAGTTACAGGATTGATACCACATATTATAGCAGGCGCACCATCCCACTTAGTAGTAATTTTAAAATTTCTTGTTTGAGTTCCACTAAATGTGTTTGTAAGAGCATCCAAAAAAGCAAACGCATCTTTTGCGCCTTGCTCTCCATCAAATAATATACTATCTTCTAAGTGTTCTAGGTGGGTGTTCTTACTCATTTTTTATAATAATCCCCATTAGTGTGTGTAGGAAATACTCCACCAGATTTACTTCTGATGTTAAATTTAAACTCATACTTCTGTGTTTCAAAAGACATGTCAATTCTTTTTCCCCTTCCAGAACTTCCACCATAATTAATTTCTACATTGTTGCCCACAAGTGTAGAAGCTTTATTCATATATTCTCTATCAATTTCATAAAATTCCATATGGGTTCCATCATAATGAACCATCCAATATCCATACCCAATACCAGAAGCACAAAGTTTTTCTAATGCTGCTTTACCATTAGCATCAAGAGTAGTATTTCTTGAATGATTACTGACTGTTGTGGAAGAAGCTTTATCACCAGTATACTTGTGAAATACATCTAGAAAATCCAAATAATCAATACCAAACATATCCAAATATTTTTTACCATCATCTGGTATGTTCATTTGTTTCAATTCATTTTGTGGAAATAATGAAAGATTTTTTCCACCACCAGAAATACCACAATTAAAAAATGATAGAGTGCTTCCAAATTTAACAGAAAGATATACGGGAGTTTTTTGTTTTCCAAAATACAAAGTAATATCTGTGAGGGTGGCACCAATATCTAAAGTGCTAACTCCCCCCGCAGAAATTTGAATACTTCCATTATTAATTACTAATGGTCTGGGACTATTTTTCCCACCCACATGTTGTGCGCCAGTTAAAGATAATTTTAATTTATTTTGTAATGTAGATATGATTGTATTAACATGTTCTGGATAATTTTTTGGTGTGTGCCCATTAGCATAAAGAACTAGATCTTCTGCCAAATCACCTTCATACTTATTACCCATATTAACTTTCTTACCACCCCTCTGTTGCCCACCAAATTCATCTGTTTTTACTAGATCATCTATTTCTAAACATATATCTCTATTCATTATTCCAGTAGATTTATTTTCTGGATCGTATATGTTACAGGTAAATTCAATATTATTTTTGCCACGTAATCCAACATTAGCTAAAGTAATAAACAAATTTTTTGCTTCATCTTCCAAAGTCTTATTTCTTTTCATGTCAACAAAGAAAAATTCTTTTGATTTTGCTTTTTTGTTTTGAACTATAGTTACTTCAAATCCATCTATACTGACAACTCCAATGTCAGTGATAAATTGATTTACTCTTCCATTTCTGTTAAGACCTTTATCGAAGAAAGTGGTAAGGCGTTTCATGTAATCGCCACCATTTCTTACTAAGTCATTTATTTTCATATAAAAAAACCTCCCCAACTATTTAGTGGGGAGGCAGTTTATTAGATATCTCCTTCTACTCGGTTCTCGGATCGCAAGACCTCAAAAGAACCTTCTGGATATCGGGCAGTGAGTTTCATCACATTAGTGAGAACCACTTCATTCAGGTCAACATCCAATCCAAGCAATGCTTGAGTGAAATACCAATACACATCTCCAAGTTCTTTAATAAGATGAGTGC